GGAGAATCTTATTCTATAAGACGACTCGCAGGAGCTTTGATTGTAGCTACTTTCGCTGCTCTGGCACTAGCTCAAGTCCAAATAGTAGATGGACTGACCGATGCTGGAATAGTCTTGGTAGGACTGACAGTCGGTTTCACTGCTGACTATGTAGTGAGCAAGGCAAAGAAAGAATCCGAGTAAGACTCGACAGGTGTAGTGTGTGTATTTTTAACAACACCACTCACTAAATCTTTATAAATGGCTACTAACTTTACATTTATATGGAAGAAGTAGTATTTTTTAAAGGGTTAGCTACAAAAGGACTACAACCAATAAACAGCTCTGAAAGGTATTTTGAGGGCTATCTCACTGTGGAGATAAAGGACAAGCAGGGTGAAGTTACAATAGTAGATGAATTAATGAAGGTTTTACCTATCTGGATAGATAGGGGAGCTCCAATATCAGATACGCATAGTAATAGGATAATAGGAAAGGGTATTAATTATGCAAAGGTGGACTACAAAGACAAGGATGGAGAAATATATCCGGCTATTAAGATAACAGGCAAGATACACAAGAACTATGAATTAGATAATGATATTTGGGAAAAGATTAAATCGGGCGAGTATAAGGGACTTTCATTTGGTGGGGCAACTAAATCTGACAGAGAGCCAATTAGAATGAAAGATGGCTCTATAGCATACAGTTTAAAGGACTTGGAACACTATGAGGTTGCAGTATGCAGAGATCCAGCAGTACCACTTGCATTGATTACAGATTTCAATCCACTGGCAAAGGCAACAACAATGGGAGAGGATATAGGTAATGGTAGAATGTTGATTAAATGTGACAAGTTTGGTTGTTATGTAACCAAGAACAACAAGGAAGGAGGTCAAATAGAACCTGCACTTGCACATGAAGAAACTGTTAGAGAGACAGAAACACACAACCCAAAAAGCATGGATCACCCAATAGAACTTGAAACAAAGGGAGAGGCAGACGAAGCAACAGATAAACTAATACGAGCAAATAAAGACCCAAAGAAGAGGAAAGAGTTGATAGATTTAGATACTAAACAACGAACAGCAGCACAAGATGCAGCAGTGGCTCAAAGTGATAGATCAGATAAAGATACTAAGAAAGGAGAAGATATAGCAAAAGAGAAAGGATATACAGAAAGTGATGGAACAAAACATTATGGATCATATTGTGCTAGTTGTGGTGAAAGAAAACCACATACTCAAAAGGTAGGAGGACACAAACTAGAATCAGGAGAAGTTGCTCAAACATTTATGATGCAAGACGATAAAACATCAAAATCACCAGATTGTCCAACTTGTACTGCACAGAAGGAAGAAGCCAATAAAGGAGAAGATTGGTCAAACGCGGATGGAGATAGACATTCTATGTATAACCAAGACACTGATGGAGGCGGTATGGGTAAGCATAGGCAAAAAGGATGTAAGTGTGGAGATCCAAAGTGTAAAGATCCCAAATGTGAGCATAAGAGAGAAGTTGGAACAGGCTACGGTGCAGAACAAAATGCAGATGGAGAAGTCCAATGGACAGGATCAGGTTCGCCTTATCCAAAGAAGAAGACAGTTGGTATGGATCGTGCAAGTTGTCCGGGTTGTGGTGGTGATAAATTTAGTGATTGGGGAAAAACGAAAGAGGTGTGTACTACATGTGGTAAAACGCGAGGAAAGCACAAAAAGGTAGACACATTAAAATCAGAATCAATCATTACAAACATACATTCACGATTAAAGTCATTAGATTTTCTAATAAGAGGTTGTCATATAGAACATGAAGGTTCATGTGTTGAAGCAATCGCTGAAGAGGAAGCAGGGAAGAAAAAGAAGAGACTAAAAAAGGATGCACCAAAGGATATTGCACAACCAACTCAGAGTGGTAATGTTCCAAAGAAAGATTCTTGGATTGCAGGTATGGGAGAAAAAGACACAGCTATCGTGTCACGAATTAGAGAGCCAAGAGGTCAGTCTCATGGAGCTCAAAGTACAGCAGAAAGAAAACGTGAACATAAGAAAGAACCTGTACCACAACCTGATATGGAAACTGCTTTAGATGACCCAAGAAGAGAGGGTAGAGATCCTAAATCCCACCGAAGAAAAAAAGCAGTCATTACAAACATGTACTCACGATTAAAGAACATACAAACACGAATAGGGATTTCAGATTTTCTATTGAGAGATTTCCATGAAGATGAAAGACGAGAGAATGAAGCAAAAAGAGAACAGAAAAGAAGTCAATCTATACATGGAGATTTTACTGGAAGACCTGAGAAAATGACACCAACACCTGAGCAGATAGAGCATAAGAAAATAAGAGATGAAAAAGAGGCAAAGATAGCAACAGATAAAAAAGAAAGACAATCAAGAGGAGGAAGAGCAGCAGCATTAAATCGTAGGAAAAAGGAAGGCGAATTTGGTGGCATGAATACAGGTGAGGTAGAATGGACAGAACCAAGACAAACTGCTAATGACAGGAAAGAAAGAGACAGAAAGGAGAAAGCAGAGGAAGGTTATGGTCAAAGTATGCTTCATGGACAGCAAAGAGGTTTAGGACATGATGGAGGCAGTAAACAGGGATCTGGTGAATCAACACAGGTAACTGAAGTTAAGGAAGAAAAGGACAAAAGTGCCTATGAAAACCATGAACAAGACGGCTCAAATAAGAAACAAATACCCCATTCTAACGTAGATACAACAAAAACAACAAATATATAAATACCACCACATTTAAATACATGTACTATGGCAGACGAAATAGTAGATCAAGCCAAGGCTGAAGATAATACTGAGGTCGTAAGCGAGGTCACAAAATCTGACGAAGAACAAATTTCTTATGAGAACACAGTAGCTAAGAGTATAGACACTCTTACCGATGTTGTTCAATCCATTGCAGAATCACAGCAAGGTGTTGAAAAAGCACTAGATGTATTCTCAGACCGGATCAAAGCACTGGAAGAAAAACCAAACAATCAGCTTAATCCAAAAGTCCCACACACCGCAGGTGGTGGCGACATTGGTGTTAAGACTGTAGTACCAAGATCACCCGGTGGTTACGCACCACAACAAGGAATTCAAGTAGGACTTGATTCTGACAAACGAATTCAAGTAGGACTTGATTCTGACAAACGGGGACAAGATGGTACGAAACCCGGTAAAGATCCAGCAGGACTGAAAATGGAACAAAAAACAGAAGAAGTTGAGTATGAGAGAACTGAACCAGAGATGGTACAGAAATCCCAACATACGTTCTCCACTGAGACACCAAGACCGCAAGCAAGTGTCGAGACTGTTGACAAATCCTATGAAACGGACTTTTCACCAATTCTCAAAGACGCTCGCGAGCAAGGTTATGAGGGTCTCAACGTAGTAGCTCGAAACATCCTGAGTGGTAAATATTACAAACCCACACCGGAAGAGGTAGGTGCTTACTGATGGTTCAAATTAGAACTATTGATGAGCTAGAGGCACTCTATTATGGATATAATAGAAACCTGCTTAGAAAAGCAGATGCCCCAATCACAACATCAACAGTTGGCGTTTTTAACGCTATCTATGGTGCTTATGCATGGGCGCAGCTCAACCTCGAAGCAAACGCTTTCGGAATTTTACCCAAGTATCCTTGGGATAAATCTGGATGGAGGGTCATTACTGCAAAGCCAGTTCTGAATACTGCACAAGGCAACACTGCTTTAGGTGGTACAGCAGAAGGTGGTAATATTGCTGAAACAGTAAAACCAACACTCCAAGAAATTGATGTTAGACCAAAGACAGCACAACTGCCTTTCTCAGCATCAGAGGTAATGGAATGGTTGGCAACACACAGCAAAGATGATATTTGGGGCGGACTAGGTTCACTCCGACTATACATGGCAGTACAACATAAAGAATTCCTCAATAGACAGCTACTCGCAGATGTCGAAGTTCCCGCAGCAGCGGGTGGAGCTTTCGCTGGTACTAAAGACTTTGAGTCTTTAGACAGGATTGTTGCATCAGGTGCTGAAGAAGGAACATTAGGTGGCAGTGGTTCAGGACATTATGATCCTTGGGCTGCAAATGCAACCATCGACAGAGATAGTGGCACAGCTTTCGATTGTACTGTTGAATCCGCTTCAGGTACTATTGGAACAAACGGTGTCTTAACAGACGATACATTAAGAGCTTTCTTACGAAAGATTCGTATCGCTGCTGGTAAAGACCCAAACGTATTCCTAGGATCTCACGAAGTTTATTCCGAGATACAAGGTCTATACATGCCTTCTGTCCGTATTCCAAATCCATACGGAGAAGCATTAGTTCAGATCGATGTAAACGGTATCCAAACTTTCAGAGGTACAGGAGTAGGTATTCATGTAGACTCTATCTACGGAATCCCATTCATCCCAAGCAAAGATGCACCAAGCTCATCTAGCGACACAACCGAAGTCGGTAGATTGTTTGCATTTGATACATCTGATGCAGAAGGATATGGTTATCCAAGGATTGGTATACAGATAGCAATTCCAACAGAGTATTATGAGGCGACCCGTAGATCACCCGGCTACCCATTTGTCAACAACGCATTTGTTGAGAAAGGAGTATTCAGGACTATGGGAGAGACAGTTTGTAGACACTTCAAGTCACAAGGCAAAATTAGAGATATTAAACTCTAAAACCAACAACCCCTTTTCTTTTTTTTTGGGGATTAACTAACTTAGTTAACTTTATTTAGTAGGTAATATAATTGTTTATATGTTAGCATATCTAATAATCATGGGAATTATTGGATTTATTGCAATATTTATGCTCAGAAGAACTGGGAAAAATGAAGCTCTTAGTTTTTCATTAAAATGCAAAGAGTGTGGTTGGCATAAGGGCATACTAAAATGTATGAACTGTGAAGATAGAAAGAGAGACAAGTGGCGATAATCTTTATAAGCACATAGAATACCTCGGATCATGGTACAAATTTATCATGCTGACAAGCTAGCAAAGGCAAGAGATTTAATCATCATATTCCTATTCGGAAGTATCCTAATAGAATCACTAACAGGTATACACCTATTAGGCAAATGGTGGCAATAATCTTTATAAGTCTTTAGTATGCTCATATATTAATGGCATTAACAATCAGTTCATCAGATTGGACAAACGCTAACGTGAGAAAAACACTCTCATGGCAAGCAGCTTTGGTTTCAAAGTTGCGAGTATATGCTATCAAAGTTACCTTCGGTAGTGGCGATAACTATGCGACCAACGGAGTGTCTGCTGACCTC